TTGGCCGTGAGGTCGCGGCGCACGATCCAGACCGTGAGGCCGGTCGTAGGAGAGCCCGTCGTGGCGAGCGTGACGGTGTGGTTCCCGGTCAAGGTGGCGGCGGGAAGCGTGTACTCGCTGGCCTTGTCGGTTCCGGGGGCGATGGACACGTCGGCGTTGGTGAGTGCTGCGCCGGGGGTGAGGGCGTCGAGGCCGAGCCCCGTCACTGTCTGGTCGCCCGTATTCGTCCCACTGAGTGCCGCGAACGCATCGTATTGCGTCTTTGTGATCGGGTCGCCGATGGAGATGGAAAGCCGGCAAGCCCCCGTTCCCCCGATGGCGAGGAAGCCGATTCGCTGCACGATGTCCGTGGGAATGTGGTTCACGAGACTGATTGTCATGTGCCCCGAAACGAGCCGGCTTGAGTAAACAGGCAGGTCAACAGGGCTGACCGGAGGCACCGCGTCCCACAGATCATCTGGCAAAATGTCCGATACACCACCCGTCTGTAGATGTATCTGCACTCCGGCAGCACCCGGCTTCGTCCGCGCGATCCCCATTGTGTTGCAGAGCGAACCAGCTCGCGCAAGCACCGGGTATGCTTTACTCACCCCGCCGTCAGTTGCGGTCCCGATGCACATTCCGGCGTCGAAATCGGAACCACTGATCAGAGATGGGTCAAGCTCAGTCGTCACGGCTTGCGGGAAGATCATGATCTGGACAGCGCCAGAGCCGCCGACCTGGACGCGCCCAACTGGCTGGGTCCGGTCACCAGTCAGGAAATGCGACGTGCTAAGCGTGAAACAGCCTGTCGTCGTGTCCTGATAGACGGGCGCGTTCACATCGGTAACGGCGGGTACCCCGTGGGGCCACGCTGCGTCCGGAATGACGGGGGAAAGCCCGCTCGATTGCACAAGCACCGGCAAGTCGGCCGCTCCGACAGTGGATGCGAATACCCCGCTGAAGCTGCCTGGTGTGCTAGTAGAGGTTGCGCTGGCCCGGAACATCTTCGGCACGCCGCCCACATTCTTAGCTCCGGCGGCGTACCCGGCCGTGACCGCTTCGCCAGATGTGAACGTGTTACGGCTGGGGGTGTCGGTGATGGTGCCGCCAGTGATGGCGGCAGAGGCGTTGGCGGTCTTCGCCGCCAGCGCAGCAGCGAGGCCTTCCACGTCGGACATGGCAGCAGGGAAGCTCTGCGGGACGTCTACGGTTGGGGTTTGGGTCGCCATGACTTACCTCCAGGCCAGATCGCGGATGACGAGGTTTCCGTAGAGCGCCGTCGGGGCCACCCCGCCGGCCAGCGCCACGATCAGGGCGTCGGCGTACCCGTACCCGCTCGGATCCCACACGATGGACCTGGCCGAGTCGCCTGCCGTCACGATGTCCTCGGCGAATAGGTGCCAACCCTCGTCGCCGTGGAGCCCGTAGCGCTGCACGGTCACGTTCTGGCCGGTACACGAGACGTTGATGCTCACCATCTTCCCAAGCACCGCGGCCGTGGGGTCGCCCGGGGTCGGCAGCGCGGCCGACTTGGGCGGCGCCACCATGGCTTTCGGGTAGTCGTTGGTGGTGTCGAGGATGATGGAGTACGCCGAGGCGTCCGGCGTGGTGAGCTGGCCCGCGAAGTAAACCCTGGTTCCGCTGTCGCGGATCTTCAGAACGCTTGTGTCCTCGTACATGATGGTGTCCTTTCCTGCCGTGGTGTACTTTCGGCGCCAGTTGTCAAGAGGTAATTTCGTTGGCGGTCGCCATGCCGTTGACGGTTGCGCCTGACTGGTGGATCCTGGGTGGCATGCGAACGGCCCTGCTTGCCCTGGTCCTGACGTGCGGCTCCGGATGCGGGTCTACCGGCTTGGTGGTCGTGAATGTGGCCAGCGACGGGGCCGGAATGCTGGTGATCCAGCGGTGCGCGGTCGAGGCAAACCTCGCGGTCAGGCTCCGTAGCTGCAAGTTCGAGGAGGTCCGCGTTTCGCCAAAACCCAAGCGCCGCACGTCCTGGACGTTCACGCCCGACGGGAAGGCTCGCGAGCCGGACCCCGATTAGCGCGTCGCTGCATGGCCGACTTGCGCGCGTGCGGGAACCGTGGCATTCTTGAGGCATGAAGCCGGCAAGCTCATTCACCGTCCCTGCGGGGGTCACGTGCGCAGCCCGTGGCTTGCCGGCTTTCGGGCGCAGTTGCACGCGGCCTCCGCAGGGGCGAGGAGAGAGACCATGAAGACGACGATCATCGCTTGCTTGTGCCTGGCCTTCCTGGCGTGCGGCGGGGCCCTGGAGGTGCCCGGGGACGCGCCGACATGCGCGGTCACTGACATCGCCAGCGTCACCGGATGCACCACGCAACCCTTGCCGCTGACCTTGCTGCCCTACCCGACTCCCGCCGAGGACATGACCGTCTATTTCGACGGCAAGCCCCTGTCGCGCGACGCCTGGTCTCTGACCAACGACGGTCACACGCTGACGCTGGTCTGTGACGGGCTGCCACAGGATTCGACCTGGCGCCTTGTGTCGGTGTCCGTGGGTTGCGTGGCTGCGCATTGATTCCCTAGTGCCCGTACATCGTCACGACGAGACGGGCGTTGTGCCAATCGTTCGAGGCTGCATCTAGCACGCACGACGTTGTGCCGGTTGTTGGGTTGCACAGGTAGAGACCAATTCGGTGCGCGGCAACCCCAGAAAATGTCCAATTCCCGGTGGCGGCCATAGAACCGCTGCTACCGAGCGACGTACTCATTGGCCCCGCCAGGGTGCGACTCCAATCCATGACGGTGGAGTCATCTTTGATGTACATGCCGCATGGGACGACGCTGGCGCTCCCCGTTCCTATCGACATGGAACCAGACACCACGGCCAACGCCGCCGTGGCTGTCACGTCCACATTGGCATAGGCGACCTCTACGCAAGTACTTGTTGCGGTGACGGTTGTGTCTGCGGTGGCTAGTGCACCGTAGTACGTGTACAACGAATCTTTCGTGACCCAATCGTTGAGCGTCCCGCCCGCGTCCGCCTTGGGCACGTAGTTTGCCGTCGGCGTCGCGGTGATGTTCCCTGCGAGAATGCTGCCAGTCAGTTCAAGACCGCCGGTGCTATCGGCATCCCCGTAGAGATGGGTCACCCCGTGGACCTTGAAGTCGCCGACTACGTCAGCCGTGTAGCCGTCGTCGACTACGATTGAGTTGCCCAGGTAGGATGCTGTTGCGGTAGAGGTGCCAGTCGCGGTGCCCCACCTAGCCAGCCTGGGCTTGGTTCCACTTCCAGACACTGCGCCGCCCACTTCCGTGACCGTGTGGGTGTGGGTGGCGAGAGGGTCTACCCACGACGTAGCGCCGCCGCCATCGGTACGCAACACCTGCCCCGCCGCCCCGTCGTCGCCTGGGAACGTCAACGTCCAATCTCCTGCGTTGGCCGCTGCGCGGATGTTGAGTTGCTGGCTGGTCGATCCGTACAGATAGACGGTGCCATTGAGGTGCAGCCCTGGGATCGGGTGGTTGCTTACGCCGATACTCTTGGCTGTCGATGTCGTGGACGGGATCAACGCCTCCGCATACTCTTGCCAACCTGAACTCTTCAGCCCGCCTCCGGCGGCGCCCAGGGCGATGTAGTCCTCGGTCACGCCGCTCGCCGATGCCGCTACGTTGATCTTAGGGTTGTCGGCCAACGCCGCGCTCGTGGCCGTTCCGGTCGACGTCCCCGTCGAGAACGTGACGTTGGTCGTGCCTTGGTAGACCGTATTCGTCGAGGCCCGCGCGTCGGTGAGACGAGGGTCATCGCCCGTGATGACTTGAGCCGTGCCCGTCCCAGTAGGCAGCCACCCGACGTCGATCTTGCTGTCGGTCTTCGCCATCGGGATCTTGCTGGCGCCCGCAGCAGTCTGAGCTACGTCGGTCTCAGTGATCGTCGTGGTCCCCGTGACGGTCTTGATGGAATTGGGTAGCTCGAACACGTGCGTTGAGACGCGCGTGTCGGTAAGTCTCGGGTCCGCCCCGGTCACGATTTGGCCCGTCTCGGTGCCCGTGTTGATCGATAGCGTGACCGTGGCCGTGCTCAAAAGACTCTGCGTGCCGACGCTGCCGTTGACAAGCACACCGCCGGTCCCGATGACCTTGTTCGCCGCAGTGACGCTCCCACCTACGGAAAGGGCGCTCGCGAAGCTGGCAGACCCATCCGGGAGCAATACCATCTGATCGGTGTTCTCGCCAGAAGCGGAATGGGTATATAGCTTTAGTTTGGCTGGCACATAGGTGCCGGCGGCTCCGTATTGTATGGCCTGTATTATTGCGCCGCTAGAAAACGCTGGGGTACCACCTCCCGGCTTAACACCTTGGAAGTAGACCAGTCCCAGTTGGTCTCCGTCTACTGTCTCCGTCTTCACCTCAAGCGTACTATTGTGGGAGTGGCGCAGATACACGAGAGGTGCGTATGCGGCACTGTCTTTGTAGCTTTCCAAAACTAAGTAATTGCTTCCGGAATATCGTCTATACAGACCAGCGCCAGACTCGAACAATGACGACACGCCGAGTGACTGCGCCCCGGTCCACACCGAAATGTAGCTTGCCGTCCCGGTCCCCACGAGATTCCCCGTGGCAGTCCCGAGCGCCGACATCGTCAGCGGGACGGCCTGGCGCACGTAGAAGGTTCCCGTGCCCGTGCCAGTCGCGGTGCTGGTCCCGCTCGCCGTCAGACCGGCGCACACCATGCCCTCCGCGCAGGAGACGGAGTGGTCAGGGTCCTGGCTGAGCACGAGTTGGTTGTTGTCGCCGCAGAGCTGCGCATACCCGCGCAGCTTCGTGCACGCGGCCGTTGCGACTCCCGGCCAAAGCGCGGTTGTCCACATGGCCAGCGCCGCGAGCGTTGAAACGATGATGTGCCTCATGCTGACAGGCCTCCTATCAAGCGAAATACGTTGCTGGTTTTGTCGTACCGCACGCGCGCACACACTGGGCTCGCGACCAGCTCCTCGTTGCCGTAGTCCACGCCGAGGTGTGAGATGCTGTCCAGCCAGAGCGGCGCAGCCCCTACCCCGACCGTCGCATTGTGCAGAATGTTGTATGGTGTGCCGGAGCTAGCGCCCTCCAGGGTCAGATCGCAGCAGTCGCCGTTCTCCCATCCTGACGTTTCGATCCCTTTGAAGTCCTCCGTCAGCACGACCTTCGAGGACCGGGCGCGATTCGGGATCGACGCCACGCCTCCCGAGAATGCCGCGTCCTCGTACTCGGTGCGGGCGATCTCCCAGTCGCGGGGCGTGATAGGGGCCAGCAGGTACGTCTGCGGGTCCGCTCCGCCAAAGCGGATGTTGACCTCCACGGGCGTCGCGGTGGTGTGGATCGTCAGCGCGAGCAGCAGTTGATCGGTGCGCTCGAGGTGGAATCCCGGCGCCGACCCGGCCACGTCAAGAGGCGTCGCCGTCTCTACGTGGATCTCAGCGGACCCCATCTCGAAGAGAAGCGTCCGCGTGCTGCCGTCGTACTTGTAGACGGCGACCCCGAGCGTCGTGGTCTCGCCTGGGTCGTCGGCGGTGAGCCAGACGCCCTCGAAGTGCGCCGCCCACTGGCCGGCCGGGATGTCCTCGACGTCGGGACCATCGAGCGTGTAGAATGAATCGAACTCGGTCCCCTCTACCCCCGACTTGGCCTCGTCTACGACGGCGCCCGTGAAGCCCTCCGCCACCACTTGCCCAGCCGTGAGCAGCCGTCGCTCGTCGACCCACGGGAACGGCTCGGCCGTCTCGGTGAATACCAGCGCCGTCGTGCCGAGTGCCACTCCGTCGGTCGTGAGCGTGAAGAACATCGTCCCGTAGAGCGTCCCTTCCTGCGCCTGGAACGTCATGCCCGCGACGTAGTCGGAGCCCTTGGCGTAGTCGGGGTGTCGGTGCAAGCGGGCGTAGGTGGAGACGTAGGCTTGCGTTGGCAACCCGTAGTCGACCCAGTGGCCGCCAACGTCGTCGACGATATAGTGTCCCTGGTGCGCCTCCTCGAACCCGCTTAGCGACGTGTCCCCCTGGTTGTACGCAAAGACCGTCTTCCCGATGAGCGACGAGACTCCGCTTGGGTTGTCGTCGTCCACGTTCACGTCGTCGAACCAGGAATCCGGGAGCGGCCCATCGGTGTCTCTGACCATCACGCCGGGCGCTTCCTCTGTCCACCCGGTCTCGAACATGGGATCAACCCCGCCCTTCACGTGCGGCCCCAAGAAACAGCACGCCACCGTGCCGCGGTCGTTCTGGTCTGGGCGCTCGCACAGGAAGAACTTGGTCGCCTTGATTTCGCTCGGCGGCGGGGCGAGAACCCCCGGCGGGTAGTAGATGGTAGCCGGCACGACCACCGGCTTGGTCGGCAGGTAGAACACGTCCTCCATGCACTCGATCTTGACTTGGTTCCTGCGACCGTCGCCGAGCTTGATCGACGAGACACGCATCACCTGTTCGTCGAAGCCCTGGGCCGGCTTGTCAAGGACGAAGGCGTCGCCGATGTTGAGTCCAGCGGCGGCACGCCCCGCCAGAATGGTGCAGGACCTTAGCGGCGAGGAGAGCACGCGCAGGTCGCGCAAAGCTGCCTTGCCTGCCGAGAAGTAGTTCGAGAAACCTGGATAGTCGATCTTCTGCGACACCACGCCGCCCTGGATCTGCTGCAAGCCGAACTCGTGTAGCGTCACGCTGCCATCGAGCCCCCGGGGCGTGGCCGAATAGGTGACGGTCACGCTGTTGACCAGCTCGGCGGTTGACCGCTGGGAAACGCCCTCGAGCTTGGCCGTGTTGGTGTCGTCGAGTACCAGCAGATTCCCGACCACGTAGTCCTCGCGGATCAGCTTGAGGACGTACTTGCCAGTGGTGCGGTCGATGTAGAGCACGCCGGAGATGTGGCGCAGCACCTCCTGGATGAAGTCCTCGGCAGAGGACTGGCGGTCCCAGAAGAACGAGAGTCCAATGCGTTCGTCATAGAGTGTGTCGGCCACAGCCTCGAAGACCGTATCGTCGATGTCTGCGTCTGGGTGGTTCATGGACCAGATGGGATCGCTCAGTACCTCGCGAATGATATGCGCCGGGTTCATGTCGGCGCTCTTCGCCGGGTTGGCTAGGTCGGCTCCAACTTGCAGCCCGGCGAAGATGAACTCGCTGGAGGATCCTGGGATCAGGTTGCCAGCCGAGTCGTAGCTGTCGCGAACCCGACACGCCACCACGTTCGGACCCGCGTCGTCGATCAGTGCGGCTGGCACCTCGGCCCGTGAGTTGAAGCGGTAGAAGTCAATCCCTGCCGCCGCCCCGCCATAGTTCTCGATGTCGATGACTGGCGTAACCGTCAGCTCGGTCCCGTTCCACCACACCCGCGCGCTATCATCGTGGTAGATCCAGATCCCGTACTTCGATTTCGGCATGGCTCCGAAGGCGTGGCGCAGCCAGATTTTCATCCCTGGCTTGACCCAGTGATCTCCCGAAAGCCCGTCAACGCCGGAGATGCAGGTCCCGACTAGGGTGGTCTTGTAGCCCTGGGCCCCCACGGCAGCGTTGCTGAAACCGCCCTTGCCAGTCGACCAGGCGGCGTCGTCGTAGGCGGCTCCGCTGTAGTCTGTGTTGTCGGCCGACGCCTGGACCTTGTACTTCCAGGTGTCTTCGCAGTTCTGGCCAATCGTGATAGCCGCCGTTCCGTCTTGCCACTGCGTGGTTCCGCCAAGTCGGTAGTGGATTCGCTGGCACCGGAACGCCCACGGTCGCATGTAGGACGAACGACCGACGAGCACGGGATAGCCCGACGTGAAGACCTGCGCCACGCCGTAGCCCTGTGGGTACGTCGCTTGCCCAACGAGTTTCGCGAGACGGTCATTCGCATGCCCTGCCTCGGCGCCGTTGACGGCATTCACGGTACCCATGCGGGCGTACAGGTGCCCGTAGACTCCATCCTTCAGAGCCACGTGATAGTCATGCGGCCCGGCGTCGTCCTTCTTTTCTAGCCACGTCTCGGAAGGATACGAGTCCACCGGGAACATCGTCTCGTCGGTGGCCATCCACCCGCGCCAGACCACCTTGTCGTCTGCGATAACCGCCGTGATGGCATCTAGCTTCCCGTGGCACAACCCGAAGTGTAGCGAGGCGTAGTAGGTCGGCCTGGCGTTGTCCCACCCCATCACGAGGTTTCCGTACCAGAGGATCTGCGGCGCTATGTCCTTGGTCCCGAACAAGACCGGGATGGGGTTGCCCTCGCCAATCTTCGGAGCCTGGAAACCCTCGGGCCTGGGAGACCCCGGCATCTTGCTCATGTAGTAGAGCGACAGCGCAAGGCCGGCGATGCTGATGCCAAGTGAGATCCACGCGACCATCAGTACACGTTGTTCCCGCCCATGGGGTTGAGGTCGGGCATGCCAGGCCAGCCGCCGAAGTTGGCCTCATTGGCGTATGTGTCCCGGCACGTCTCGAAAGACTTGTTACAGCCTGGGTAGTAGGTAGCTGCGAATCCTCCGGGACTGCCCGCTAGGTCGGTCACGAGCGAGCGAATTCGCCGCATGAGCGTGACGGTGCCTGCGGTGGCGTCGTGGGAGATGATCATGCGGATGGTCCCGTCTGGAGCCGCAAAGGTGCCGCCAACCATGTCGGCGTGCGCGACCGCCTCGGTGATGGTCAGGATAGCGCCAGCCCCAGCGACTCCGGTGACGGTCACGGCCTCATCGAAGTCGGCAGCCTGCAAGCGGCAGCCGGTGCCGAACAGAACGTGCCGGCACGTCTTGGCCCACGGCGGGGACGCTCCGATGCGACGAAGCGAGCTGAAGATCGACTCGCACTCGAAGGTCATCACGTCGCCCGTGATCGTCGTATCGACCACGCGCCCCTTCCAGTAGACCAGCGCCTCGGTGTCGTCGTAGTGAGTGCGGTAGACGGTTACCGTCGTGACCACGTCGGGCGGGTCGAGCAGGAACACCTGTGAGAGTGAATGCGCGAGCGGCAACTGCAACCGCAGGGCGTCCTTCGCCATCTCGCCAGAGTGGGAGAACTCATCTGGCACCACGACGGCCGGCGTCCAGGTCTTCGACACCCGGTTGGTGATCTCCACTGGCGCCGACGTGAGATCCCACTCGGACCCACCCTGCACGAACATGAACAGCAGGATCGGGATCGCGGCCTGCTCTGATTCGTCCTTGGCCACGTAGCTCATGGCGCCGGGACCTCGATGGTTGGCGCTGCGATGGCTGCACCACCGCCCGCCTCGTGCTGGATCTCGATGCGGTCCGAGTTGAGCCGCGACAACGTGAGCTTGCCGACGCGCGCAATGTCGACGACGTCGAGTCCTCCCGAGAACACGGACTCCAAGGTGAGGATCTCCTCGCCCGGGTCTCCATCGGCCGCGCTCATCACCCGTAGTGGCACGAGCCCGCCACCGACGGTCTCGATCAAGAGGTCGCACGGCATCGTGTAGGTCTCGTCGAACCCAACGGACGCGATATGGATGTGCCCATCGCCTGCCCCGATGTCCACCGTCACCACCACGTCCGTGTTCCAGGACGGCAACCAGAAGGCCCCCTGCCTCCCGCGCCGCTTGTGCAACCAAACCCTGCGGTCCCACAGCTCGGCCGCCGTGTGGCAGTACCACCCGACAGCGGATGACATTACGGGCGTGTCGCGCACTGGCGTCTTGGCCGAAAGCCCCGTCACAGTGTCGAGTACATCTACCTCGCGCCAGAACTGCTCTGAGTCGCCAGCCTTGGGAGGGTCCTCGACGATGGGGTATGTCTTGTATGGCGTCTCGGCCAGCGTCTCGCCCGATAGGTCCTCGGTAACCAGCACCTCGAAGCGCGCCGCCGAGCGCACGAAGGTGTCGACCGCATCCCGAGGCGCCTCGAACTCCTGCGCGAACGTGGCCGATCGAATGGGCGCCACCCACGCATCCGAGTAGGCGAGCACCACCCATGGGTCGAGGTTGATTACCCCCGACCCGAACGATCCGATGGCCACGACCTCGCAGTCATCGGCGTCGTCCCAGACCAGCAGGTAGCCCGTCTCGCTGTAGCACTTCCCCACGGGGTCGATGGCCAGATTCACCTGATGCGCCGATACCGCGCCAACGTGCTCCGCTTCGGTCCAGACCGGGACGTAGCAGGTATCGCCGCCGATGCTACGGGCTAGCTCGCGGGCGCGTCCGAACTGGGCGGGTGTCATCTGGTACGTGTAGGACAGCTCGCCGCGAGGGATTGGGCGCGTGGCCAGCCGTTGCTCGCCGTCCTCAAACTCGATGACGTCGGTCGCCCACGATAGCGCCTCCGTCACCTCACGCTCGGGAATGAAGGGCCACAGGCTAGGCACCGGCCATCCTCCGAATGTTGGCTCGGTTGC